ACGTAAGGAGTCGTCGGCAGCGTCAGATGTGTATAAGAGACAGCCACCACCACCGCCTCCAGCGATGACTAGATATTCAAACAAAGAAACCTGACCTACTGTGACGTCGTCTGTTCCCGCGGTAAACGTATAAACCGCCTCACCACTCACAACATCTTCAGTGTGGGTGAGTCCGGCTCCAATATCCGTAAACCCAAAACCCTCCGGGAAACGAGCAACAATAAGACCAGAACCACCATTACCACCGGTAAATGGGCTAGTTCCATTATTCGAACCACCGCCACCACCACCAGTGTTCGCATCACCAGCCGTTCCAGTACCGCCACCACCAGCGCCACCTCCATCTGTCGCAGAACCTCCGCCACCGGTTGAGATGCCACCGCCACCACCACCGCCAGCACGCCCAACAGAAGAACCGGTAATCGACGACGAAATGCCAGCCCCACCATTACCAGCCGTAGAACCAGAAGCATTACCACCTAGAGCGCTAGCGCCACCACCGCCACCGCTCGCATTCGACGAAACACCATCGCCACCATCAAAACCCTCATCCGTCGTCCCCGAAAGACCAGAAATCAAAGTACGGTTACCGCCACCCCCGGAACCACCACTCTGGCCGACAGAACCGCCACCAGAAGCACCACCACCGCCAGTCGAAGTGAGACTGGCAAAAACTGAATTCGCGCCCGACGATCCAGCCGCGGAACCACCACTACCAGGCCCACCAACGGTGATAGTGTAAGTCGTATTAGAAAGACTTAAAGGCGATTGGGCTGAAGACCCACCACCGGAAGACTCACCAGTGACAGAGCACCGATAACCACCGGCACCGCCACCTCCACCACCATTACCACCGCCACCGCCACCACCGGCAATGACTAGATAATTGACATCAATAGGGAAACTAGGGCCAGGAGTAACCCCAACCCCTAGAGATCCAACAAACCCCACATTACGCAGGTCCAACATTACGCATCATCCGCATAAGCAGCCACAACATCAGTCGCCGCAGTCCCAAACGCCGTCGCCGTAATCACCGCAGTCACCGCAGAACCAATCGCAGTCCCCGCAGCACCCCCAACAAACACCCAATCACCCGGCACAGACACAGAAGCCGAAACAGTCCCACCAACCAGACGCAAAGTCCGAGTCACACCCGCCTCATACGACGAACCCGAAACCGTTACAGCAGTACCCGAAACCGCACGCGACACAAGCGGTGTCTCAGTCGAAAAATCCAAATCAACCGTATCCGACCCAGCCGTCAACACCCCAACCTTATCCTGCACCAAATCCGGCACAGCAGAACCAGCCGACTCATTCGACTCAATAATCGTCGCAGTCGCATTCCAAATCGCAGGAAACGTCCTCGGATCAGCACCATCCGCAGGAGTAACCCCACCAGTCAAACGAGTAACAGCCATATCCCTATCCTAACACTCAAGCCCGTTGGAACACCGGACCACTATTCCGCTCATACCGACGAATCAAACGCACAATCTGTTCAGCAACCTGCGGACCATCCGTACCCATACCCGCATTCACCGTCACGTTATAAGTATTACCAGTCATCGAATCCATCTTGCTCAGCGGGATAACAGCCTCTGGGCCTGCCTCACCAATGAGTGCATTAGTGGGCCCAGTCACAATTCCACCCTTCGCTAACGCGATTCGAGGCAACGAAACCTCATCAAACAGTGGGAAGTCAAAGCCCATCGTGAATGCCTCATTGAACGGTGTGGCGGGCACATCGATTTGCAGTGTGTTGATTTTGCCAATCAGCCAGTTGAGGCCGCCAATGATTCCGTTAATGAAGCCCTCGAAGGTTCCCAAAATGCCATTAATGATGCCGACGAAAAAGTCCCTAATTCCCTCAAAGACTCCTGCAAAGAATTCGCCAAAGCCCTCAATAAACTTTTCGGCACCCTCTAAAGCGCCAATAAAGAACTCGATTCGATCCACCAGAATCTCGCCAAACAACTCAGCGAAAAACTCAATGATTGGAATCAGCCACTCGATAAGTTCAATCAGGATTGGCAGCACCACTTCGATTAGTGGCAACAATGCCTCCACCACTGTCACAATAATTGGAGCGAATGTCTCCATTAGTTCAACAATGATTGGTAACAACGATTCCATTAAGGGCTGGAACGCCTCAATCAGTTGGAAAAACAGGTCAATTAGTGGTGGCAACAAATCAGCAACCATTGGGGCTAACTGTTCAACCAAATCTGCAAACAGTGGCGCGATTTCGGCAATCAGCTCGGCAATCATCGGCAAGAACTCGGCCACCAACGGCAACACGGCATCGACAATCCCGATAAACGCTTCCATGAGCGGTTCCATCGCGTCGCCGATAACCTCGGTCAGAATTGGAATCAACTCGCCAAGAACCGGCAACAAGACATCAAGAATCTGCGTAATAAACGGCAACGCTGCCGCAACCAACTCAATAAACAATTCTGCAATGGACACAAGCGCAGGAATCAACGGAATCAACGATTCCAACAGGGGCGGAATAGCCTCGCCAAGACTCATCAGCGCAGGCTGGGCATCCTCCATCGCAGTACCCAACGCGGTGCCGATTTCCTCAAACACCGGTAGCAGGCCCTGGACCAACTCATTGAACACCGGCAACAATGCCGCGCCAAAGTTCTCTTTAATGTTCTCACCAGCAATAGCCAACTGGTCAGAAGCATCCGCCGTAGCCGCAGCCACACCACCATATTGAGACTCCAGCTCAGCAAGAATCATCTCCTGAGCACCAGCAAGATCCCCGGCCTCCTGCATGGCACGGATTTGTTCCTGCTGTTGCTCAGTGAAAACCGTTCCAGTACGCGACAAAGCGGTCAGACCCTTAGCGGGGTCTTCTAATGCCTTACCTAACGCAGTAGCATTCGATTCCGCGTTACCGAAACCAGCTGCCGCCATATCAAACGCGGCAACCGTAACCCGATCAAATACGCCCCCGGTTTCATCCGCGGTCTCTGACAGGGCCTTAAATGTGAGCAGTTGAGCTTGCACACCCTTGATGACTTTGTCATCGGTGGCCAATCGCATTTCCTGCGACTTCGCAAAATCGCTTAACCGGTTAGTGACAGTTTCTGTTGCGTCACCGAATACTCCAGTGGCCTCTGCAACAGCCTCTAGCCGTGACTGAGCGGTAGCCGCGGCCTCTGCAATCTTCAGCGACTCAGAAGCAAACCCCGCAATCTTGGCAACCGCGAACGCACCGGCAATTGCGCCACCAATTTTCGCAACAGTCTTTCCAAAACCGTCGAGCTGTTTCCCGGCCTTTTTCAGCCCGGAATCGTCGGACTTGTAGACAATTGGGAGGGTTATGCCCTTAGCTTTAGCCATTACAGACCGCTCCTAGAAACCGTGTCAGCATATTTGTTCAAAATCTTGACCACATTGTCAATCAAAATCGGCCTAGTTTTGATGAAGTTGGCCCACGCAAAACGGCCACCACGTCCACTAGCAGACAACGGATAGCGACGCTCAAGATTTTGAACAAACTTTCGACCCCGAACACCCTGAATGTAAGAACCCCGCGTGCCAGCCAAATCAGCCATTTTCACAATGGCGCGACCCTGACCACGGCCAAACACCTCAATTCGGGCAATCGCGCCCTTACCGCCACCCGGCGAAGCATAGGCAGACACGTTCACTCCACGCCATGCAGTGCGCCCACGATGGCCACCCATCCCCGACAATGGCGGCTGAGTAGGAATGCGAGATTTCATCGCATTCACCTGCGGCCCAAGCGCCGCCTTAATATCTTTGCCCACCTGTTTACGCAGCTCAGGATTAATCTGCTGAAGTTTGCGGTTAAACTCGCGCAACTTCGAAACATCAATGCTAGGGACAGCGGGCACCGGAAACCTCCAGCCCCTATTCTACCGGCGTCCCTTCCGTTGACTCTGCTGAGCCCGAGACACCAAGTAACGCTGAATCGTGAACAGCATGCGCGGTTCCAACTGCATAAGTTCCCGCGGGCTTATCCCAGTCTCAACGGCCAAACCAGCGAGCGTCCAATGCATAGACGCATCACCGAGGCCCTTTATTTTTTTGCCGCTATTTCCTCAACACCAGCAACCTTGGTAGCCCACTTTTCAAAGTCTTCAGTGGTCTTCCCAGTGCGCTTCAACGCGGCATAGCCCAGATAGGCCAAATGGCTGAAACGCACCTCTTGTTGAAGTCGCGCGATTGACAAATCGAACTTAGTTTCGAAGGCAATCAAATCGGCAGCAATGCAGGACACTTCTTCACGGGTGTCGTCAGTAAAGACGACGGCAAGATTAATCGGGTTCATACCCGACAGTGTACTACGCCGTCAGGCGGGTTACAGTACCCGAGGCAATCGGGAATGACACACTCAGCGTTGCGAGGTCTCCCACCGAGGAGTCGAACGGGCTGTACTCAGTAACGAGGTAGACCGCAGAGAACCCAGGATTGGTTGCACCAATAGCCCCGCTCGTCGGCTTGACAACCACAGTCGCCTCAGAACCAAGCAAGGGATAGAGGGTTGCGTCAACCGCTGTGGCCCCGAAATCTTGGTGAAAGTCGAGCGAGATGCTGGCGTCACGCAGTCCGCTAATACGCGAACGGTAATCATTCCCAAAAGCGGTGGTTTCCTGTTCTTCCGCAGTAAGGTTCAAGCTGACCGATGCCAGGCTACTGCTGAAGTTGTCGCCGTTGATGGTGATGTCGTAGTCCTTAGCCACAAACTTGGCCACAATAACTCCTTAAAGTGCGAACACGGTGACCGAGAAATCCACGGCCAAATAATCTAACCCTCCAATTGTAACCGGAGAGATGTCCCTCACTTCAGTCACGCGCACGTCAAACGCCGCGCCCCCGAGTGAAGAATCTGATTCGATAGCGGTCTTCACTGACCGCGCCCCTTCGTCAATGAACTGATCCAGTTTGCGTTGCGCGCGTTGCACTGTGGCGCGGGTGACAACCGTGTTCACTATGAATGTGTATTCGGTGGCACCGCGTTGGAATGCCACATCGTAGGTGACTGTGTCTAACTGGATAACCGCGCAGGGTAAGGCGGGGCTGTCTGGGACTTCCTCATAAACACGAATCCCGGCAATAGTGCCAAGGTTATCGGCCATGCCTTCACGGATTGCGGCGAGGCTCACGCCATCCTCACTTTACGGAACGGGTTGAGCAATTTGGCGACATCCGGATCGGTTCTGCCGACTCTGACCGCGCCCATTTCATCGAATCCAGCAATTCCGAGGGGGCTGTCATAACGGCGGTACTGCCTGAGAGTGAGCAGAAGCGCGGCCTGCTCCACAGCGGTAGGCACGGCAGACCAACCCCACGTTCCAGTGACCTGCACTGTCGCCTCATAGTGGTTTACGTTTTGCGCAACCCATGTTGGGAACACATAGTCACCGATAGCGCGAATCCGAGTCGAAGGTGTTTCTAGTCCACCGGCGATTCCGTTATTCGGTTCCAACTGGTAATCCGTGGCCGCCCAGGTGGTGTCGAAGGTTTCGCCAGTAGTCGAAGTCTTTAGTGAGGTAAGGGTAACCAGGTCGTCGATTTGTGTGGTGAAAGAATCCTGCGGAATAAACACCCGTGATTCTGTGGTCTGGTAGAACACGCGCTCGCAGTAGCCGTCAATCTCACGGGACGCCGCCTCGATGCTGAGTTCGAGAATGTCGTCGTCGATGTCGTCCGTGATTCTCAGCGCTTTTTTCACTAGAGCGAGTGTCACATAGGGATTTTCTAACGCCACGATAAGCCTCCGGCTCCTAGTTTACCTGAGCCAGTCCCCCGCCCTAGCGTCCTTCAACGTCCACGTCCAACCCATGTCCTGCGCTGCGGACTTACGTTTGTATAGCATTCCGTTGCGCTTGAATGTGTCCTGGTTACGTTCCTGGAACTTCGGGTTGGAATGCAACGTCGAACTGTTGTCATGGGCTGGGGCAACATCTAGTCGTCTTACCGGTAGGCCAGCGGTTTGCACACGGCGCAGGAAGTCTGAGTCCTCGAAGAATGCGGGAACGAATCGTTCGTCAAACAGCCCCACACGGTTTATGACGAACTCACCTACCGCCCAAGTATGGAAGTGCGGATAGTGCTCAGACAGCGTGAGAGAACCGCTGGAGGCTTCTGAAAGCCGTTCTAGGTCCCCAGGCCGGTAATACATGTCATTAGAAGCGAAGGTCCACCGATCATCGTGGGGAAACAATTTAATTCCGAGGTTCCACGACATTGCCACGCCAAGATTTGAAGGCATCATTAGGACGTGCAGGTTCTTGACTGGTAGTTCATCCTTTTCGAACACATCTTCGAATCGGCCACCATTGTCAATAATCAGCAGATCCCGAATCGGATAGTCCAACGATTTCAGCATCCGGCGGAGTAAGTCATACCGGTTCAACACTGGGACGATGAGGTTGGGAATCACAGTTCCACCGCGTTCAACATTCCAAACTTCCGCAGGTTCCCCTCGGGGAACACCTCTCGCAATAGTTCGGCACCGTTGGCCATGTCCTCCACAATGTACACACCGCCGGTAGCCATGCGAGACCGCATAAACTCTGCCACCTTCACCACCGCTTCAGTGACATGTGGGCCATCGTCAATGAACACGTCCACGTCATTGAGCAGTTCTAACGGTTTCGGGTCGAACGCATCCCACTCAAACAAGATTGGTTGATTCAGTCGCCACGCGCCACGCTGTTCCAGTTTCGCCCAATCCACACGTTCCAAATCAATATCCAAACCAATCACCTCTGCATCTGGATAGACGTCACACCACAGCGCCATTGAAACCCCAGTAAACACACCGAGTTCCACTAGGCGTCTAGGCTCACGATTTTGCAGGAGTGCCTCATATGCGCGTGAATAGTCCATCCCGCGTGGATGCATTTTGTCTGCGCCCCGATTGTTCGGCGGGTGTTTCCCCGCATCCAACGGCGACTGCACCCGCGGCAACGAAACCATGTTCTCCGCGAACCGGCGCTCCAATGTCCTCAACTTCTCAGCAAACATTATCCCCGCCTCCTATGCGGTGTCCAAGCCGTATACGGATTACGGCGAGACCGGCCCGGTAACGTCCCCACCTTCATATCGTACGCCCACGAAACAAACGGCAACGCCAACTGATCCCGCAGCGAATGGCGACGAACCTCCTGCAACCACAGTCGCCCAAACTCCACACCCCACGCAGGCCACACAAGAACCGCACACTCCCACAAGCCAAAACCCTTCGGCATTCCCTGATCACGGTAAGTCTGCATCTGACTATTCACAACAGAATGCGGAGACAACTGCAATTCCTTCACTCGGTTTGCCTCCGCATAAACACATGAGCGTTCCGGGTGAGCAAATGCCGCCACACTTGCATCGCCAATCGACTCTCGCGCGAAATCCGCCAAACCAGACTGCACCTGAATCTGCCCATCCACCCAAACATGGATGTCCGCGTCCACATATTTGTGAGGTTGCATCTTCGGACGCTTCGCCATAAGCCTCGGATTATCGTGGACAGGTTCCACACGGGTTAACCAACCGGAAGCCGTCATCGCAGGGTCATCT